CCATATCCACTTATTCATATTGCACCTGCTAACTTACCCATAACCCATATACATAAAGCTACGTAAGCCCAAAAAGCTATTGCAGTAATAATCATTGTTTTAATACTCATGTTTCTCTCCTGGTTAAAATTACAATAGTTATCTTAATGACCTAAAATAACTTGTCAAGTATTTTGTAGTAAATTACTAGAAATAAAATAGTTTGCAAATAGAAATACATTGTGGTAATGTTTTGCCCTATGGAGATATTGCGTTACATTATATTAGATGAATTTGATGGAAAACCTCTAAGAGCCTTTAGTAACAAGGCATCTGCGTTATGGTTTCTTGAGAATAGGTCTAATTGCAAGCTCCATATTCTGCCTAGAACGCCTAAAGCAAAAGTCGTGCCAATGTCAGAATTATATGAAGAATGTTTATTTTAAGGAGAGTATATGAGAATTAAGAATTGGGAGAAGTTTAACCTTTACAAGCCTAGAAACCCACGTTATCAAAAAAAGATGACATGGTTTAAATTTTATGGTACGGATTATATTAATGACATAGAGATACATAAGTTATCTTTTGAACAAAAAGCTGTTTTAGTAGAGTTATGGTGTCTTGGTTCTGAAAGTGATGGCATATTACCTGACAACTATGAGATCGCTTTTAGACTTCATTATCCTATTGACTTTATTGAAAAAATAGTAAATGAACTATTTACTAGAGGTTGGCTAGAGGAAAACTATCAACCTGTTAGCATAGAGAAGAGAAGAGAAGAGAAGAAAAGAGAAGATATATATGTCGTTAAAACGACCAATAGGTTTGATGAATTTTGGGAAAACTATCCTAATGTTCGTAAAGTCAACAAGAAAACTTGTTTAGAAAGATGGGCTAATAAAAATCTTGACGCTATAGCAGATGAAGTGATAGGGTATGTAAAAAAAATGAAAGATACTCAATCATGGAAAGATGGTTTCTCACCAGCACCATTAACGCTATTGAACCAGGAAAGATGGAATGATGGTGAAATGCCAACAGAACGTAAAGTTTGGGAAGGTGGTATTTAGTGAACATAGGTGAAGTAATAGATAAACTAACTGTCAATCAGTCAGTCATTACTGATTACTACGAACAGGAGTTTAGTCATGCAGAGTTTAAAGTTAAAAGTACGGATATATTTGCTGATGATTTGGTCAAGTATTTTGGTGAGGAAATTCATAGTGGTAAATCACTTGGCTGGATTAAGACGGAAGATAAGTTTCGTGTTAGGAATGCGGAAGTAAACATTCTCACCGGTGTATCAGGTCATGGTAAAAGTATGTGGTTATCACAAGTCATATTAGCTATGATGCGACAGAATACTAAATGCTTAGTAGCTAGTTTAGAGATGCGACCTGTATTAACATTAGCTCGTATGATTACACAAACTTTAGGATCACCAGAACCAACAGATGATTTTATTCGCAAGTGGACAGATAGAGCTAAAGACAAGTTATATATTTACGATCAAACAGGTGTCACTACTTCACAAGACATGATAGCAACGCTATACTATGGAAAACATATTCTTGGTGTAGATGTATTTGTGATTGACAGTCTTATGAAGATGAGTGATATATCTGAAGAGTCTTTAGAAGCTCAAAAGCTATTCGTAGATAAACTAGCAGTTGTGTCACGTGATTTAAACATTGCAATTTTCTTGGTGGCTCATACTCGTAAGATGAAGTCAGAGGATGAAATACCAGATGCTACAAACATCATGGGTAGTTCACATATCAGAAATTTATGCGATAATATTATTTGTGTATGGCGTAATAGGTCTAAAGAAAAATTGATAGAAGAAGGAAAGACACCTGTAGATCCAGATTTTCTTCAAAATTTTAAAACTCCTGAAAATTTTGCAGATGCCTTTAATAAACTATTTACCCCAACTGCTATAGTAGGTGGAGTTGGCACAGGGTATTTGTATAATAAGAATAAAGAACAAAAGAAATTAGGAGGAGCTAAATGTTACACTTGTGTAGGCAGAAAACGACGAGTGTGATATAATAAAGCAAAGTATAAAAATAAAATTTATGCTTTTTGATTGAAAACAAGTAATAACTTTGTATCTATGAGTAAACCAAACGACAAATTAGATTTCTCAGACATCACTTTCGACGACTTTATTGGTGATGGTCTTGAGGCAGCTGATCCAAAAGAGGATAAAGCTGAAAACATTGAAAATGATGACGATCTTGAAGATCAAGATGACGACATCGATGATAATAACAATGATGATGAAGATGATGAGGACAATGATCCTGCACCTCGTAAATCGTCTACTAAGAAAGGAGTCTTTGATGACTCTGATGATGAAGTAGATGATGATGACATTGAGGATGACGGTGAAAGTTCTATCACAGATTCAATTGCAAAAGCTTTAGGCTACGAATTAGATAAAGAGTATGCTGATACTGAAGAAGGGTTAGCAGAATTTACTAAAGACGTTGCTAAAGAGATTGCAGAGGATCAACTTCAAGCATTGTTTGAGCAGTTCCCTACTGTACAGAAACATCTTGACTATGTTCTTGCTGGTGGAGACCCTGACAAATTCTTCCAGACTTATAACCCATCATTGGATTACGGTCAGATTGAAATTGACAGAGATGATGCTAGAACTCAAAAAGGTTTCCTAACGGAATACTTAAGAGAGAAAGGGCATGATGATGATTTCATCAAAGATATGATTGAGGATTACGAAGACTCTGGTAAATTATATGACAGAGCTTTAAATGCTCAAAAACATCTTGCAGCTGGACAAGCTAAAGAAAGAGAAGAAATTGTAGCTCGTCAAAGAGAAATGCAAAAGCAACAACAACAGCAAACTGAAGAGTTTTGGGAGAGTGTTGCAACTACAATTGAACAAGGAAAAGAATTTGCTGGGATTAAAATTCCAGACCGTGAAAAAGCAAAATTCTTTGACTACATCTCTAAGCCTGTAGATAAGCAAGGACGTACTAAAAGAGACGTTGACTATGCTTCTGCAGAAATGGATGCTAAATTAGCATTGGACTACTTGATGTATAAGAAGCTTCAGTTGAGTGATATTATCTCAACTAAAGTTAAATCAGCAAGTGCACAAAACTTAAGACAAAAAATTCAAAGCAATCAAGAAAGAGTAAAGAATTTCGGAAAGGCTGAGAAAGGAAAAATAAAAACATTTGATCCAGACCAACTGGATGTAAAGAGGCTGTTTGAAAAATAACGCAAATTAACTTTAAAAACTAAGAATCATGTCAGTAATGCAAGTTTTAAAGACGTACTATAACGATAGTCAGATGACCGACACTAACTCGTTGGTTAATGCACTTATGGAACGTCCAGAGGAGTTGTCTCCTATTATTACTCACTTAGCAGGTCGTGAAGAGAAAAAGTTCCCATTGTCTTTCTTAACTGAAGGTGTTGGAAACACTAAATCTATCGATCGTTTTGAGTATGAGTACCGTGTTAAAACACACGAAATTAATGTTCGTCCAGTAGTTACTGGATTGGGTGCAGCTGCCGGTGCAGGTGGAGCTCCTTTCTTCTTAACTTTCCCGGACAAATGGTTTGTATTCCCTTACACTCTTGTTTCTCAATCAGGTGTATTGGCACGTATCATGGATGAGCCTGTAATTGACGGAGCTGGTTGGAAGTATACTTTGAAAATTGTATCTCCTGACGTTGCTAACGTTCCTTTGGCTGATGTAACTGCTGGTGCTCTTTGGGGTCAATTGTATGCTAACGTAGGTGTAGATTTCTCTCGTGGAAATGCTTCTAACTGGACTGCTCCAGGTTTAGTTCGTTCTAAGATTGGAACTATCCGTAAGTCTTACCACTTCTCTGGAAATGCTAAAGACTATGTTGCACAATTCGAACTTCCTTTGAAAGAAGGTAGCAAAACTAAGTTGTGGATGGATTACGAAGAGTACCGTCACATGTTGAAGTTCAAAGAAGAGTGTGAAATGTACTACTGGTACGGTCAAAAAACTCATGATTCATCTGGTACTTCTACCATGTTGGATGAGAACGGTCAGCCAGTTATTTCAGGTCCTGGTCTTCTTGAGCAAATCATCAACAAAGACACTTACTCTACGTTGACTCAAACTAAACTTGAAGAAACAATTGGAGATTTGTTCTATGGTATGACTGATGCTACAGACAAGCAAGTTACCCTTTACACTGGTATTGGTGGAGCTCGTGAGTTTGACAAAGCTCTTAAGTCTTACTATGGTGCTAACTCTTTCCTACAAACAACTCAACCATACTTCATCACTGGATCTGGTCGTAACTTGGGAATCACCGGTTACTTCACTAGCTACCAACACGTTGATGGTTACTCAGTGAATGTAGTTAAGTCTCACTTGTTTGATCACGGTCCTGTTGCTCAAGCTTCTATGAAGCACCCAGTATCAGGTCTTCCACTTGAATCTTACCGTATGGTATTCGTTGACCAATCAACTTATGACGGAGAAAACAACTTGCAAATGATCAATAAAAAAGGTCGTGAGTTACTTCGTTGGTGTGTTGCTGGTTCAGTAGTTCCAAAAGGATTTACTGCTAACGATAGCCGTGCTAGTGATATAGACGGTGCATCTGTTCATATGCTTAAGACTGCTGGTATCTTACTTCGTCGTTTCGATACAAGCTTAGATCTTAAGTGTATTGCATCGTAATTTGTGTTTGGTTTGCACTAAAAAAGGGGCAGGTTCTGCCTGCTCCTTTTTATCTTTATAGCTTTAAAATATTAGGTTATTCTTTCCCCTAATACTTACTAAAACAAAAAGAACAATAAAAAAATGAAGACAGTTATTATCAGAAGGTTAGAGGTTTTAAACCACTTACCAAAAGAGATCCGAGCAGGAGCAAAGATCAAAATCGGTTCAATTTATGTGAACCGTCAGCCACTCAAAGGATTGGATGGAGAAGAAGAAAACAAAATTCTTGCAAAAGTAATTGACGTACCACCTGGACATGAGAAATGGCCAGAGAAAACCAAAGACTTTTGGGCTAGCCTTAGTGTTAAGGTTCCATTTGAAGGGGTTGAACTAAACATCACTGTAGACGATAGTGGAGAACCTGAAGAAAGGATGCAATACATTATCTACAAATGGGCTCTAAAACATCGACAAGTTGCAATCAATGAAGAGGAGATGAAAGAACAAACCGGTAAAAGGTTTTATATTTACGATCCAGAAAAAGATTTGTTGAAACGTAACGAAAAGGTGCAAGTAAGAAAAGATGCTGATAGAGAGTTTATCAAAGTATCTAGTGATGTAGAAAAAATGAAAGTGTTAGCACGAGTGTTATTAAACACAGATCCTAACAGAATGGCAGAACTGGAATTAGAAAATAGTTTGTACGATTACAAAACTAATAATCCAGAACGTTTCTTGAAATACAGCAAAGATCCAAATCTTGAGATTCAAGCTGAAATTGAAGAAATGGTTGAAGCTTCTGTTCTTCGTAAGATTGGTAACCAAATTATTTTTGGGGACGAAACAATTGGAGAAGATATGAAAGACACAATCACATACTTCAAAAACAAGAAAAACTCTGGACAAGTTAATGTAATGAAAGCAAGATTGAAAGAAGTATCTTAACCAAAACCTAACTAGTCGATGACTGTTAACGAAATGCATATAGCTGTCAACCAAGGGGTGCAAAAAATTGCATCCTTCCAGGTTGACAACTTATTACCTCAGGAGATAGACCATGAGTTGAACCTTGCTATGATGAGATTTATCAAGCAAAGATTTAGCCCTACATCTAACCGTATTGGTAAAGGTTTCGAGCAGTCGCAGAAAAGAATAGACGATCTTCGTACACTGTTAGTAGAACATTCAAACTCTACTGATAGCCAAGGAGTAGTCTATACTTCAAATTATTCAGATGTCTATGTGGATAGGTACACCCTTCCACTAGACTATCTGTTTCTTGTATCAGTAAGAACACTTGTTCAATATACATGTGGAAGTCCTATTGCAATTGTGCCAAGAGAAGATGTCACAAAAGCAATAAAAATAGATTTAACTCCACCTGCACCTGGGTATATGTTAACTGCTATTTATAGAAGAAATTCAGTAGGAACTTACGAACTTGTAACTAACCTACCTTTAGGACAAGAGATTACCCCAGATTTATTAATTAACAGCAGCAATTATAATTTTGGTATTATACCAGCTACATCTGCCGAAGTTTTAAATTATGGGATTACTACTCAAGACCCTTTGCAAGCTGATAGTAATCATTTGTTTTAAGGCTTTTTGCCTTAGCTATTGATGTATTTTTTGAAAGTTTTTTAGCCATGTTAT